TAAGAGACAGATTCAGCTCATCACAATCAATTTTTTCTACAAACGAAGAAAGATATATTTCTAATGCTCTAGTCAACTTTTCCAAATCATTAAAACATCTCTCTCGTATTTCTCTGCCAAATAAACTCAACAACTGATCAGGAAAGATTGTAACAAAAAAACCAGTAATTTTTCCGCGTGGATCTCTATCATTTATAACATTTATAAAATCAGATCTCTTGTATTTTTTCTCAAGCCTATCAATCTTTCTATCCAGATATTCAATCACTTCACTTATTTCACTTTCAAAATCTATCCAATTATCCCCCTGCATTTTTCCTTTGATTTTCTCAAAATATGTATACCAGATATTTTCTTGAATGCACACATTTAATTCTTGGAACATTGATATAGTTTTATTTTCTAAAATACCTGCATCATCATTTAATTCACTTTCAATTACTGCTTTAATCTTACTATGTATGTCAGCATTTTCTATCGCATCGCTGATGCTCGTACATTCTTTATCTAATAAAATCGTTTGAACTACATTGCAAAACTGCATAAAGTCTTTATATGCTGTTGGTAAACCATGTGCTAAATCAAAGCCATTACCTATTATCAATATCTTTTCTCTCCTATTGAATTTTGCCATAATGCTACACCTTCTTTCTTTTTCATTTTAGAATACATTTTTCTGGCCCTTATTGCAACTCTAAAATCTCAAATCTATACCAAACACAAAAGACCCCGGGTCCGAAGGACACCGGAGTACATTCAATGGATTCTCTCGGACTTGAACCGAGGACCGTCCGGTTATGAGCCGGATGCTCTAACCAACTGAGCTAAGAATCCAGAGTGCCCCGGTTACCAGCCGGAGCGATTTGTATTGCCTATATATGACTCTTTATGAAATCCTAAGCACTTTCATTATACCATTTTGTTGACCTCAACAAAATAATAAATATACATCTCCCGTCCAACCTATCACAAATCATCGTTTTCTGGTAACTTCCTATCCGATAATCTGCAATTCGTACTGCACTGCACACATGTGTTCAATCCTGCATCCTCTGGCTTCCTCCCAGCCCTTTGCAAAATATACAAGATCAGCTGTCGAAAGCAATTCCAGACTTTTACCCAAAAACCAAAGCGGTCTCGCTCCTACAGGCGCACTCCGGAAGAAGGAATCAATCACCTGTACTCCTTCCTGCATCCCATTTTCCTTGAGATACTTTTCAGCCTCTCTGACCGCCTGTTCCTTCTCCCTCAAAATTTCTTCATCCGTTTTGCCCTTCATAGGCTGAGAAATAAACAATTTTTTCACGTCGCTTCATCCTTTCTTGTGATACCGTTCCATCAACGCCATCGTCCGCAGCATATCATCACTCAGGTGCAGTGCCTTCGTGTTCCCAAAGCACCCCTTATCAATCATATCCTGCACCATCGGCTGTGCCCATTTCGGCACATCCTTCATTTCTTCATAATATTTCACTTCGTCCACAATCCTTTCCTTAAACGCTTCCCATGCCTTTCCATCACTGACAAAAGGTGCAGGGCAGTTTTTCCCTGTAACATCAAAATGTCTGATAATGTTATCCACAGGAATGTTGTATCTTTTCAACAGCAGTCTGGATAACTGCGCTGCATTCTCCAAGGTTTTCTCCGAAAAATCATACTTTCCGTTCTTTTTGGTGTCGCACAGCTCAATAGATATGCTGTTTCGGTTCGTGCAGCTGCCGTATCGCTTGCCGCCGCCCGTTTTCGCACAGGAAGGGTATTTCTTTCCACCGACGGAATATGCAACAGAATCATCCGGCACACTCTGTATCACGCCACTGTCGTCCACAAAATAATGCGCCGAAGCCTCCACAATGTGTTCCTTGAAATAGTTCGCATTGCCCTTTGCGCTGTCCCCGTCGTTTGCAGTGTAGTGAATCACAAGATACTTAATCTCTTTCTTGTCCCGCTTTCCGCCAAAATTTCCTTTTGCGGCAATGTCCACCTTAATCTGTACCATTTGCCGCACCTTCTTCCGCCTTTACCATGCGGTAAATTGCCTTGTTCTTGTTCAGCATTTCTCTCATGTCAATCAAAGCCCTGTCTACCCAGTAGGAAAAGGTTTCAAAGGAAATCCTTTTCGCAACCGCAGGAAAGCGTTGCAAAAATAAATCGTACACATACCGCAGCTTCAGCTGTCCTGTGCCGCTGCCCAACTCCTTCTCTGCCTCTGTCACTGCCAAAAGCAGCCATTCCTTCACCTTTTCCCGCTGCTCCGCAGAAGGCATTTCCAAAAATCTCGCCGCCGCTGCCGCTGCCAATGCAGCCACAACCACAGCCGCAACCAGTAAGTACCAGTTTTCCATTATCATTTCTGCGTATCTCATTCTTTCTCTCCTTCCTCTCTCATTGCACTTTCGTAAACTATCCCGCCGCTGGTGTTCTCCTTCACGCTTTTCATCGTGTATCCCGTCTTGCTCACACCCCACGCCGCCCAAGGTAGGCTCACCATAGCACTCAGCCATGGAAACGCCGCATCAAAGCTGTTGTGTACGCAGTAAAACGCCAACCCCAGAACCCCTATCGTGTTGATCCAGAGCAGCTGCATTTCCTGCTTCATAATCACCTTGGAAAATTCCAGCTCCTTGGGATCTGCTCTTGCTTTTCTCTTTTTCATGTCGTCCTCCCTTTTTATAAAAAATCATTGTCCGCCTGACATTTTCGGTAAAGCCCTTCGATGTAAGCATAGTCCGCTTCAATCTGCCCGTTCTTCATGCCGTAAAGCGAAAGAATCTTGTGATACTTGTCGTTCTGCGAAATGATGTGGCTAAATTCATCCTTCGTGTGCCGCTTCCCATTTCGACAGGTGTTCGCAAATTCAAGAATCTCCCAGCGGATACGGTCAATCTCGTTTTCGTCAATCTTCTTTTCCACCGCGTCCAGCCTGCTGTTCATCGGCTCAAACATCCGCTTCCCAATCCATTTCAGTAAAAAGGAAATCGGATTGATTTTGATTTTCGATACCTCGAAAAATATAGAACCAACCGCAATCATAATCGCAACATATCCTGCCGTCTGCCCCATGCTTTCTCCCTCCTCCCGTTTTCCCTATTATAAGAAAAAGGAGGATGCTCTGCACCCTCCCTAAATCTGTCAGCCTTCCAGCGTCTCAGGCTTGCCGCCCAGCCGCAGAAATTCTGTTTTCGCTCTCTGCGCCTTCTGGTAATCGCCTTCCGCCTTCGCCGCCTGATATGCCTTCTTCAAGCGGCTTTTCATGCTGCTTTTGATGTTTCCTTCTTCCTTTCCGTTTGCCTCCATCCTGTCCCACATCCGGCTGTAGTCGTTTGTGTTCCCACTCATGTAGGCGTTAAACATCATTTCATACCCCGCAGGGTCTTTGTCCGGCTCATTGTCCCAGTAATCGTTTGTAATGGGTTCAAAGGTTTCCTCCTCGTCGTCTCCTCCCTTCATTTTCTTGTAAACGCTTTCAATTACCTTCACCGTGTAGCCCTTGCCGTAGCCCTTCGCCGTCAGGCTGTCTATGGCGTTCATGTATCCGTTGTAGTCGCCCGCTGCGTAGGCTTCTGCGCCTTCCATTGTCGCAGGCTCCTCTTTCAGCATCTTCTTTTCCTTGCTTTCCAGCTTATTGTCAATCTTTTCGTTGCTCACGCCTGCCGCAATCATTTCGTTGTAGATTCTGGTTGCAAGGTCATCATTTCCACTGAATTTTGCTTTCAGCATCCGCTCCGCATAGTAGGAGGCGTTCTTTTCCGAACCTACATCCTTACTCAGCTTTTTATAATTGAATTTCATTTCATCGTCCCCGATAATATGAAGCACTACCCAGTTTGTCAGAGCCTTCAAATCTCTTTCCGCGCTGCCAATGGGAACCCCTGTCATTTTGGAAATTGCCCCTGTGGTGTTCAGCAGCAGGGATGCCAGAGTATATTCACTTTCTCCCGCCGCAAACTGTTCCCATCGTTTGATGTTCTTCATGATATCGTTCAGCCAGTCAAAGTCTGTTCTGTTGATATCGTATCCCTGCAATAAACTCCATCCGTCCCGCAGATAAGGAATCATCCCCATCGGGTTCAGGTTGTCAGCAATGTTGTTGCTCAGCACCGCCATTATGTAGTCCTTCGGCGTTTCCGCTTTGCTGTAGTCCCCTGCAACCGCCTTTTTCCATTTCTCAAAGAAAGTATCGTCATCATCGTCATCGCGCATTGCGTCTGCCAATCCCGCCGCGCACGCCGTCGCTACACTGGATGCAATAATCGTCATGTAACATCGGATGAATTTCCTGCGGTTCTCCGGTGTATTGTTCCGCACCAGCTCCACCAGTGCATTGCTTGCCATGTTGAAGGTCTTTGTCGGCTCACTCATAAAGGAGGTTGTCATTTGTGTGTAAAGCCCCTTCTTTCTCATAATCTGGCTGCGGTGCAGCACGCTGTCTACTACCTGACTTTCGTCTACAATCTCCCCGAATCTTTCTCCGGCAATCGTGTAGATTTCTTCCTGCGTCGCGCCCTTGTGCTTGTCCTTTGCTTCCAATACGCAGGCGTTCCAAAGGCGGCTCCATGTCACTTCATCCGCCCAGCCTGCGCCCGCCATCAGCAGCTCCTTTGTTTTGGCAGCCTTCGTCGGCGCAATCATCTGTTCATACATCGTTTTGCCCGTATCCATTTCGTAGTTGCCCCAGCTTTTCCAGAGCGCAATCGGGGCGTATTTGTAAATGGTTTCCTTGTCCGTTTTCTTGAATACCGCAGGGTTCAGCAGGTATTTCATCGAAAGAGAGTTGCCCGCACGCAGATACGCCGTCGGCTGCTGTACGATAACACGCAGGTTCGCCCCTACGCTTGCAACCTTCATGTTTCTGACAAGCATTTTCGCAAAATCGCTGTCGTCCGAAAGACCCGATGCCGTTACCAGACGGTTCATCAGCGTTTTGATGTATTTCGCTCCGCCCTTCCCCATCGTTCTGTCCATTTCGTTTCTTACCGTGTCCACCTTTCCCTTTTCTTTGCCTTTTTCCTGCTTTTTCTTGTAGTTCATGAATTTGTTAAAATCGCTTTCCGATGCCGCAAAGGCATTGTAATTGCTCATCTGGTCTACATGGTTCGCAAACACCTTGAAAATATCCTGAATCATAACAGGGTTGTTCGCAAAGCGGTTGATGTTCTTCGTCATGCCGAGGCTTTTCAGCGAGGGCGCAATGTCATCTGTCTTTGTCACCAGCTGGTTCACAAAGTTTTTGTCGCTCACAATCGGGAAGTAATTCTTCGTTGTGAATTTCTCATAGCCAAATAACAGCATGGTTGTTTCGTTCCCCCAAGCCGCTACATCCTCAGAGAGATATTTCTGAATTGCCTCTGCCGCTTTTTTCTGCTCCTCCGTCAGCGTGCCCAGAATGGCTTGAATGTCTGCCGCCGTCGGCTCTACTACCTTTGCTTTCTCAATCTTTGCTTTCTTCCCCTTTTGGGTGTGGCTGATTGGCTCTGCCTTAAAGCCGCCGCCTCTGATGTCAAGAATTCCGTTCTCCGTCGGAATCTGCGTCCCGATGATGTGCTGTCTGCCTTGGTCTCTTTTCATCAGGCAGTAAAGACTCATTATCTGTGGAATCGTCAGCTGCACCTTCGTCCCGCCAATTTCAAATTCCTTCGCCGCTTCCTCTGTCCATTTCCGCACTGTTTTCGGGTCTACCAGTTCATTGATGAAGTCCATTGCCTCTCTCCAGTGGTTTATCTTCTTATCCAGACCCTTTCGCAGCCCCTTCCAGAGTTCGCTGTAAACATCTCCGCCTATGCGCTTGAAAAAGCTGTTCGCGTCCAGCATTTCCAATCCGAGAAAATCCTGCATCTGCCGAATTATGCCCGTTTCTCTGGCATCCTTCTTCTTTTTGGATTTTTTGATAAACCCTTCCGAAACCTCAATCACGCTTTTCTCCCTCTGGCTTGTGTGCAGCTTGTTCGCATCTGTGCAGGCTTTCTTCACCGAAGCCATCAGGTTGCGGAAATATTTCATGTCTGTGCCGTTCATCGTGTCCAGATTTGCCCCCTCCGGGTATTTCTGGATGAATCTGTCCAGAATGTTTATCACCTGATCGTCCTGTTTCACATAAAGATAAAGCCCTTCTTGGTCGCCATAAAGCTGCCGCAACGCGCCCTTCATGGCGATAAGGCTCTGCAAGGGAATCCTGAGGTCTGGTTTCTCTGTTTCAATCAGCCCCAGTATCGTGCCAACCGTTTCCTTGAATTTTTTCGGAATGTGCTTGCTGTCTGTGGGGGATTTCATCCATTCCGCCAAAGCCTTTGCATCCTTTACCGCCAATCTCCGCAGCCTCCAGTATTCATTCCGGTCAATTCTCTTTTCGTATTTTTCCTTCACCGCCGCAATCCTCGCCTCCGCATTGGTGGCGTATTTCTCCCGCAGCAGCTTCTTTTCGTTCTTTGCCTGCTCCTTCGCCTTCCGCAGAGCCTTTTTGTTCTCCTTCCGCAGCTTCCGCAGCTTTTCTTCGTATTTGTCCGCAAAGGTTGGCTTTTCCAGAGCAACATCATTCATCATCCCCAGCAGCTCATAGGCACAAGCCTCTGCGTGCTCCTCTATTTCCTCAAAGTAAGGATTCTTTACCACAGGATCTAAACTCTGCCGCACAGCAATAATATCCATCAGTAATTCACTTTGGCTTGTGTTCTGGTCTTCCTTGAAAAGCTCAGGGAACCGCTCCGCCCATTCGGCATATTTCGTGTCAATGTTTTCCCCGTTCTTCTGGGAAAGCTTCACCCTGCCGAAGTTTTTCTGCCGCAGCTCGTTGTATCTGATGTCCTGTGCCGCCAAGTCGTTCAAGGTTTTCTTGTTTACATACAACGTGGATGTCCGCAGCTCCTTCCGCAAATCCGCATATTCGTTGTAAAGCTCCATGTCCATTTCCGCAGATTCCCGCAAGGCATCCTCCGCCAGCATGGCGCATGCCGTCACAAGATCCTTGTAGTCGCTGTCGCTTTTCAGGTCTGCCCCATAATCGCAAAGACTCACAAATCTGTCTGTGAATTGCTTTTCATCATAGCCGCTCTTGATGCTTTTTAAGAATTTCCGCACGACCTTCTCTGCCGCCGCCCTGTCCTTCAAAGGCTCTCTGGTAATTTCAAATTCACGCACCAGCCCTTCGTATGCCGCCTTCCAGTTTTCGTTTTCTGCAGCGTTTATCTCAACATTCTTTTTCCGAATGGAAAACTTCACATCATTATGCTTTTCTTTGACTTTCGACAGCAAATCTTCTATACTGGTCTCAGAACCATGCTCGGTTATACCTGACGGCGATTGGAGCCCGAAGCTCTTTAACTCTGCATCGGTTCTTTTTGTAATATTTCTGTTATTGTTTTTTTCCTCCTCCTGTGATACACTGTTTTCAGAAACAGGAGTAGCACTTTCTGTCGGAATTTCCTTTTTGGAATGAACGGCTGTCTGCTCCTGTTTTTTTTCATTGATAGAAGCAGATTTAAGGTAAAGAATATCATACAGAACCATTTCCGAATTACCCTTCGTTCCAACAACCACATCTGCCGAATATCCTCTTTCGCCAATGCGAATCAACGCATCCGCCCTCGCAAATTCAACAATGCTGTCCTTCCTTGGATGATGCAATCCCTCACCTCTCCAGTTCTGTGCAGCATATAAAATTTCATCTGCATTATTTGCGAACCGCAGCTTGTCAGCATATTCCGCAGGAGAATTGATTTTTAACCACCTAGCATATTTGGAATTGGTCATTTCCGAAGCAGTCTGTCTCCCATTCACATGAATATATTCATTTCTAATCTGAATCCCATTCGGATATTTCTTTTTCAATGTTTCCTTTACTTTTTTTGTCCACTCCTTCCGTGGAACACCATCCAGTATATCTTCCTCTATGGCTACAAACGGCTTATTCTCTTCACTGTATTTGATTGCATATTTTCCTTTTCCCGTCTGCTCTGCTTCTCCTTCTTCCATCCTTCCGGTATCCGCCAGCACCTCCGCAAATTTCTTCCGCAGCTGTTTGATGTTCTCCAAGTCCTTCCCCAAGTCCTCGGCAAAATCCGCGTAAGTGTTGTCCTCAAATAATGCCTTGATGGTTTCCCCCATCTTTTCCAAAAACTCCCTGATTTTATCAAAAAGTGTTTTGTCCTTTCTGTGCAGTTCTGTCAGAAATTCTTTCAGGTCTGCTTCATTTTCAACAATCTTCTGGAACCCATCCGCCACCATCTCCTCCATGATGTCCGCCATCCGGGTATCCTCGCCGTAAACCTCGCCGTATTCTCCCTCGTATTCTGCCATGCGCTTTTCCATGTCAACGCCGCTTTTGTTCGCCAGCTTGAATACCAGCTCCCGCATTGCATCATATCCCGCAGGGTTCGCCTTGCGGATGTAGTGTATCATTTCGTGGTTCGCCGTCCCCATAAAGCTGTCCGATTTCAGCGCAAGCGTAATCACGCCGTCCTCGTAATATCCGTTAGCGGTGTGCTTCTTTCCGTCCTGCTCCAAGGAAATCTCATCTACCAAGCGAATCTCAGCACCGCCAATGTCAGCATAGAGCTTTGCAATCGCCAGCTGTCCCTCTGTTGCCTTCACATCCTCGCCGATAATCAGCCCCCGTTTTCCTGTCAGCTTGCTTGTTCCACGGATGGCGTTTGCAATCTCCGCTTTTCTGTCCTCTGCCCCTGCCATCCATGCCTCGTTCAGCATCAGCTTGTCCGCCGCCGCTGTGTATGCCGTCGGCTGAATCTCGTCCTCCGTAATGCCTGCAATCCCCGCGCGGTAATAGGTGTTAAATGCCGCCGTATGGTCGAGGTTGCCCGTCTCTGCCGCCTTCTGCAGATATACCTCCTGCCCCTTCGCGCCGTAATATTTCCCGCTGTATTCCTGCAAATCCTTTGTATAGCTTTCCGCCTCCTGCGTTTCCGGGGAAACAGTTCTTTCCGCTGTCTGCTGCTCTGCTGTCTGTACTTCCGCCGTCGGCTGTTCTTCCGCTGTGGGTGCAGTCTGCTCTATCATAGGGGCTGTCTGTTCTGTTATGGGCATAGTCTGTTCCGCTGCAGGCGTTCCCTGCTCCGTTATGGGTGTGCTCTGTTCCGCAGAAGGCATATTCTGTTCCGTTTGCAAGGTCTGTTCTTCCTCTGCCAAAGGCTGCTCCGACTCTGTCGTTCCTTCTCCCAGTACATTCCGTCCGGCAAGCCTGCTCCCTCCGGCTACGCCGCCTGCAATCATGCCGCCGCTCAGTGCGCCAACCCCCGCGCTGTAGCCAATCTGACCCGCCGCACCCTTCAGTGCCGCTGCCGTTGCCTCTCCTTCTGTTTTCCCTGCCGCCTTCGCCGCCATGTAGATTTCCGCCATCTGGCTTCTGTCCCCCATAATCAGCGCATCCGCAATCTGGTTTGCCGCTTCGGATGTGCCTTCTTCCAAGCCCTCAGAACCCATGCTTTTCAGAATCTCCGCCGCCAGTTTTCCCTTGCCGCCTGCAACCTTCGCCAGTTTCCCCAGTTTGAATAAGCGTTCAAATCCTAATTTTTCCGTAATGACTTCCGCCGCCGCGCCAATCGTGCCGTATGCAACCGCTTCTTCCGTGGTAGCCCCTCGTTCCGCTGCATCCTTCGCATTGCCGCTAAACGCACTTGCGCCGTACATGGCACTGCTCCCTGCGCCTAATGCCTGTCCGCCCAGTCCCAATGCCCCCAGCGTTGCCACCTGAGAACCCCAGTCGAAGGCACCCAATGCCGCTTCCTTGAGCCACTTTTTCGCGCCCCTGCTTTCTCCCAGAAAACCTTCCGTCTGTCCCTGTCTGATTTGTTCTCCCAAGAAAAGAGGATTGTTCGGGTCGATGGCTTCTCCTTTCGCATCCTGCACTAAGCTGTATGCTGTCGCCAGAGGGCTTGTCAGCGCACCCATGTAGCGTGCATATAAGCCGCCCATGGTGCTGTCCTCCGCCAGTTTCTTTGCATCCGCTGTCCGCTGCTCTGCCGCCCTTTTGTTTACGTCCATTTCAATGGATTTCAGGTAGTCCGCCGCCTCTTTGCTCTTTCCTGCCTGTTTGTAATGGGAATAAACCGCCTTTTCCCTTGCCGTCATTTTGCTGAATCGTGTAGAAAAATCTGCCGCTGAAATGGTAGGGTTGATTGTCCCGCCTTCCTTCGGTGTCCCGAAAATCAGCTGATTGATATTTTTAGCCGCCTTCGCATTTGTCGGCACCGCCGCATTGTATTTCTCCGCCTTCTTTCTGTTCCTTGTCAGAGATTCCTCATAGGTTGTTTTCTTTCTCCCTGTAAGGGTTTCATTCTCCTTCACCTTGGAATCTGTGCTGATGATGGGGTTCACCGTTCCGCCCGCAACCTTTGTCTCCTGCCATTTTTTATACATAGCTTCCTTTGCAGGCTCGCTTCCTTTCAGCAGTTTTTCTCTGTCGCTCTGCTTTTTCCCAGCCTTTTTCCCGAAATTCTTCACTTCATCATACGATAACATTTCCGTTCCCCCTTCGCCTTATCTCAGCAGACTCTTCGTAGAATTGCTTTTCAGTCTCCCTGCGTCAATCTGCTGTTTCAGCTTGTTGTATTCCGCCTCCGAAACCTTTCCTTTCTGTATCAGCTGGCTTGCAAGCGTGTTAAACATGGTCGAATTTCCATGCAGTCTGTAAAGCGCTAACAGCTGGTTATACCCATTTGCACCTGTTGTGCTGTCGCTGTCTCCATCCACTGTGGGCTTCCCGGTTGATTCTGTCTTTGTTTTTGTTTTTGTCTTAGATTTGCTCTTGCTGCTGCCGCTTGCCCTTCCTGCCATTGCCAGCTGCTTTTGCTGCAATGTGAGTGCCGCCTGCGCCTTTTCCATGTCCTGCATATATTTCAGATAGCTGATGTCAAAGCCCAGCTCCTTCAGCTTGCTGTAGTCCCCCGTCGAAAGCGCATTTTCAATCGCCTGCTGTTGCTGCTGGAATTTCCATTGCTCCTCTGTCAGCCCGTAATTTCTGTCGCTCTCAAAGAGATTGCGGTCAAATTCGTTTTCATAATTATTCTGATCCATTGCCGCCTGCATGGAGCCGAAGGCAAAGTTTCTGTCTGTGTTGTATTGTCCCAGTGCATCCATGTATTGTCCGTAAAGCCTGTTTTCCTCCGTCTGGTACGCCCCCAGCTGGTTGTATTTGTCCGCCAGCTCGTCTGTGTATCTGCCGTAAGCCATCTGTTCCAGCTGTGGCACTCTGTCATTCAGCCCCGCAAGGTAATTGTCATATCCCTGCTGCGCCGCAATCGCGCCGTATGTACTGCCGTATCCGCCCGTCAGTGCCACTGTCTGCGCCGCCGTGTCCTTCATGGCGCGCTGCCCCTCTCGGATGTATTGGTCTCTGTATTGCTGATACATCGGGTCTTCGTTCATGTTGTAGCTAAAGCCCTTCCGGTTGCTGATGTCCGAAAGAAGCCCCTGTATCTCCGCCTCGTATCTCGGTGTCCATGTGGGCGCAGGGTTTTTGTATGCTTCGTTGAATTTGTTGAAAAGCGCATCCACATTGCTGTTCTCCGCCGCCCCGCTCGGCTTCACGTATGTCGGGCTGTATTGCCCCTTCATGCCGTCCCCGCCGCCGCTGTAACTCCCGTAAGCCTTTCTGATGTTTTCTGCCCTGTTGTGCGCCGCCGTTTTCTCCTCCTGCGTTGTTGCGTTCGCCCAGTTCTGCCGCTCCTTCAAAATCGTTTCCAGCGCGCCGGGGTTGTTCCGCCCCAGTGCTATGTCCGCATTGCCTATTTTGTTGCTCCCGTATAATTCCATCAGTTCCTCAAATGATTTTGCCATTTTTCTTCTCCTCCTTTTTTCCTTTTTCTTAGATTTTACCTATATTCTTCCTTTCTTTCCCCCACCCGCTTTTCCCCACTAAAAAAGGACACCCTTTGGTGTCCATCAAGTCTTTAGCAAAGTCGACTTTTCCCTCTCTTGCGGAAAGAAAAAATTTTTTTCACAAAGACGCAGGCTAAATAGTTCAAAAAAGTATTTTCTTCCCTGCATCGCACGCTCCCCCGCCCGATAGAAAATACTTTTCCGAAGATTTAAAAACGCAGTTTTTTTCAATGAGGAAAAGTTTTTTCTATGCAAGGGCGGTTCCGTGCAGGCGGTTCAGCGTCCCTCTAATTCCGCCACCCGCTTTTCCAGCTCGTCTATCCTCTGCATCAGCTTCTGTATCATGTGCGTGTTCAGCGCAGCAAATTCCTGATACCGCAGCGCATAGCCGTAGTCTGTAATAGGAGAGCTTTCGTCCTCCTCTCCGTTCGGCAGCTCCCTCTCATGAATCGGGCTCTTGATGAACCCCGCAAAATCCATGCTCGTAAGCCCTGCCGCTTCCAGAGCCTCCTCCACGTCCTGCGCAATAAATCCAACATGGAATCTCCCGCTCCGCCCGTTGTTCATCCGGTATCTCGTCGGTCTCAAAAGGGAAAAGAATCTCTCGTAGCCCTCCATATCGTAGTCAATGCTGTTTTTCTTCCGCCTGTCAGAGGTGTTAATCTCCCCCGTGTCCGCAAAAACCGTATCCCAGTGATACCTGCTTGTCCCGAGGCTGGCCCCGCCGCTCGTCATGCAGTAAAGGTTCGTTGCCGCGCGGAAATCGTAGTCCCCCGCAAGCGTCACACCATTGCTTGTGCAGTATACCGCGTATTCCTCTCCGTAGGTCATGCGAACCCCCTTGCCTGTCGCAATGAAGTAGTTGTCGCTGTTGCTGCCGTACATCTTCGCGCCTGTGGTCGTGGTTTTCCCGTCGTTGCCGCTGGCACATTCAAAGCCGCCGTAGCTGCTCCCAAGAGTAACGCTGTCTGCGTCAATCGTCCCTGTGGTGATGTTTCCGCCGTTGATTGCCGTCCGCCCTTTTCGTTCCAGATCGTTGAAGGTAACAAAACCTGTGATGTCTACCTCCGCCGCTACCAGCTTTGCCATCCGGCTTGTCAGCTCAAAGTTAGAAGCGCTTGTCCCGCTTCGCACAATCCAGTTAATCTTGTCCGCCGTCTGCTCCACCGTCGAAATATCGCCCTCCGCATTGCTGATTCTTGTCGCCAGCCTGTCCGCCGTCTGCTGCACTAAGGATATGTTCCCCTTGTTGTCCGCAACGATTGTAGAAATCTCGTTCAAGGTTTGCCGCAGCATGGAAAAATTTCCCTCGCTGTCCTTGATTACATTTTGGATGTCCTTCCCGTATTGGAAAAAAAGCTCCTTCGCATCCTCCGAAAGGTTCTCCTCAATGTCAATATTCTGAAACATGTACCGCAGTTTTTCATCCAGAAGGGCTAAGTAGTTTAAAATCTGCCGCCGCTCCTTCTCGCTGTCCAGCTTCCCCTCCGTAATTGTGGGAAGCTGTATTCCTCCGTAATTCCCCATCCTGTCACCTCCGTTTGTAAATGCTAATACCGCCCGATAGAAAATACTTTCCCACACCATTTCGCCTGTATCCTTTATACGCCCGTCAGAAAATACTTTTCCGAACTGTTTAGCTCGCGATTCTGTGAGGAAAAGTTTTTTCTGTGCAAGGGCGCTCTCTGTCTAATGGAAAGTTTTTCTGTGCAAGGGCAGCTTCATTCACTTGTGCCCGATACGCGCCCGATAGAAAAAACTTTTCCGCGCTGTTTCGCCTGCGTCTCTGCAAGGAAAAGTTTTTTCTATGCAAGGACGCACTCTGTACAATGGCGCACTCTATGTAGGTGCGGCTTATCTCCGCTCATTGCTCCCCGTCGCAAGATAAAGCGTCATGTCGTGAATCGCGCATTTCCCGTAACCGCTGAACCGCAGCCGAAAATGGTCGCATCTGGCAGGAATCAGCGGCACATTGATCATGCCCTTTCTTCCGCTCCCTATGCTTTTCAGCCGCCGCCATGCGCCCCTGCTGTCATAGTCAATCCAGACCGTGAGTGCCGCTCCGCTCTCCACCTCGCATCTGAGCGAAACCCTGCTGATAAATTTGCTGTCCGCTGTCTGGTAGGTGAAGTCCGTTGTCTCCGCATACCAGTCAATCACGTCCGTATCCTTCCCGCTGATGGTCTTGATGACGTTCCCGTCCAGATAGTAGAGAGTATTCCCGTCCTTCGTGAAATATCGCGCCTCCGTGCTGTCCTCTCTGTGCCAGAGCCCCTTCGCCGTGTCGTATACGAAAAGGTGAGAAATCCCGTCCTTCTTCATGGAAATGTAGTATTTGTTCTCCACCGTCCCTGCCCATGCCGCCTCGTAGCCGCTCCCCAGTGCCGCCCCAACCTCGTAGGGCATGCTCCCCTGAAAGCTCATAATGCCGCTGTTCGCCTTGTAGAAAAGCACCTCATTCACAATCTGTAAGCTGTGGCTGCTGCCCTTCTCCACACCTCTCAGCTGTCCTTCCACGATTTGAAAATTGCTCGGCTTGCTCCCGTAAACCTTGTGTACGCTGTTCTCCTTGAAAAATAGCACATACCCCAGATAGGTAATCGCTCCCGTGAAATCCCCGTCATTCGCAATCGTTGCCGCATAGCTGTCACTTGCAAGGCTTTCAAAGCAGTAGAAGTTTTTAAAATCCCCCATCTTCGATGCGTAAATCTCATGGTTCTTCGAGGAACACCCCCAAAGCCTGTTCTCTGCCACCGTCAGAAACTCCATATCCGGCAGCTTTCGCTCTATCGTCAGTGCCGCCTCTTGGCTGCCGTCCTTCTCGATTGCCGCAATAATCTTTATCCAGCCGTCCCCGATGTCCTGTACCACATGAGTGCCGTTTAGCGCGTCCTCCCTGCATCCGCTGATTTCCACGCCGTCACCCTTCTGAAAGCCCTCGTTGATTCCTGCACTGCTGATTTGTATGTATACCTGTCCTTCACCGTCCTGCTCCGTCTCCGTCAGGTAGGTTTGCTTCCAGCTTGCCGCCTGCACGGTCACTCGGTTCTCTATCTCTCCAAAACTGCCGTCCGCCGTGTTGTAATATTTCTTGTCAGGGAAAATCAGCACATACGCCCCCATCGAAATCAGCTGCTTTTCGCTGTCCGCAACCTCTCCAATCTTCTCCCCGCCGTAAAATACCGCCGTCCCGTCCACCCAGAGCAGCTTTTCTCTTGCCATTAGTCCGTTTGCCTTCCCAATCTCCTGCACCGTTCCTCTCGCCCTTCTGGGGGCTAAGAGGGGGAATCTCTCCCCCGTCATGTTCTCCATGTCGGCAAATTCGCCCTTGCCTGCCTGCTCTGTGCAGTTGTATCCCTTGAATGATATCATGATATCCTCCGTAGGTCTTGTTCCGCTCAGTCTCGGTAATTTCATCACCGCCACCTCCTTGGAATCATCCCCGTAAGGTTTGTTTGCTTCGGCTTGTGCCGCTCCCTGTAGTGTGCTGCATAGTCTTCCCATGCCTGATTGTAAAGCACCATCGTATCATTGTATCTGCCGCTGTCTCCGTTGTAAAAATCAATCATAGCCGCCAGATAATAGAGGTATACATCTGTAAAAGGAACGGGAACCATAAGCTCCCGCTCCTCCTCTCCTTCCCGGAAGGGAAGAAATTCTTTGTCAAATCCCTCCGCCTGCTCCAGAATGTCCGTGTAAATCCGTCCCTCGATGGTGTTCAGCATGGCAATCTTTTCTCCGTCTGTGTAGGCATTCGGGCGGATCGTGTCCACCCGCGCCAGCACCTCCCGTATCGTCATGCGCCTGTCTCCTTTCATCCCATCATGCCGATCAGTTCCTGATACTGTTCCTCCGTGATGCGGTTCATCAGCAGGAACACATCCAGCTTTTTCAGCATGTCCTCTTTTTCGTAAGCACCCTTTTCAATCAGCTTCTTAATTCTTGCATAAATCATGTTTTTCTCTCCTTTCAACCATTTAAGTCCTCTAAACAAACCAGATAATCAATATTCACCGCAGTCTCCGTCGCCTGTAAGGCTGCCTGCTCCATTTCTGTCCGCAGCCGGGTGATTGCGGCTTCTGCTTTTTCCCTCTCCTCCTGTGTCTCCAGAAGGATGTCCTGCGTCCTTTTCTTCGCCTCCGCCTCTCTCTGCAGCAAGTCCGAGAAAAGGCGTTTCCGCCCCTCCTCGCTTTTTCTCAGCTCCTCCTGTATCTCGCCAAAAAGCCCGATGTTCTTCTTCATAGCACACCCTCCTTATCAAGGATTCGTAATATCAAAGTAATAGATATAATCGTCAGAATCCGTATCGTTTCTCATGTATGTTGCATATTTCGGATATTTCTGGAAAAACGCATATTTTGCTAAATAGCTGCTCCAGTCAGGCTTACTGCCGTCCGATAATGTCGCATAGCCGTATTTGGATGTGTTGAAAGCATTGCTTTGAGAAATTTCAAGAATAATAAATTTCCCCGATTTGCTTGCACTGCCGCCCTTCATCTGCTTCTTTCTTGCATAAAGCGCATCCATCGCCGTTGTAGAAGCAGCGACTGCGTTCATGGCTGTGCTGCTCGCAGCGACTGCGTTCATGGCTGTGCTGCTCGCAGCGACTGCGTTCATGGCTGTCGCATCTGCGGCTACTCCAGCCATACTGGAGTAGCCTGCAGATGCAAGGTTAGCAAAGCCAACCACCAATTTTGCAATGCACATCGTGTCGTTCTGCATATATTTCCCGTAGTAGCTCGAACCCATCAATGCCGTTCTTGCAGTAGCACTATCTGCCAGTACAGACATTGCTGTCTCGCTGGCAGCCAGTACAGACATTGCTGTCGAATTTTCCGCCATTTCCGCACAGCTGGAAATGGCGGAAAATTCGTTGCTGTTCGCTAAAGCTACCGCCGCTTTGGCGATTGCCATGTCGTTTTCCTTTACGGTGCTGTTCCAATGCTTGCTTGCCGCAAATGCGCGCAGTGCCGTTTTCACGGAACAAATGGAATTCATCGCCATCTCAGAGCCTGATACTGCTGCCATGGCGGTTTCACTGTTGCTGACTGCTGCCATGGCGGTTTCACTGTTGCTGACTGCTGCCATGGCGGCGCTGCTCTGCGCCAGTTGTCCAGCCGTCTCAATCCCTGCATACAGTCCTTGTGCCGCCTGTTCTGCCGTATCGCAGAGCAGCGCCATCCAGTTTGATAAACTGTACGACCCCGTAGGGGCGGCTTTTGTAAGAACATATTCTAACGCATCCCCGTTAACCTTCTGGTCGTTTGCCGCGTAAGCATGCGTGCACATCTTGTGCCACAGCTCCGGCGTATGAAATACAAAGCTGTATTCTCCGTGCAGCTTATAATCATTCAAAAGCTGTGCGGGAATAATTTTCTCGTCCAGCGTATCCTGTCTCGCAATAAAAATCGGATTGCTCATGCCTCAGCCTCCTTTACATAATATAAACCACCGTTTGCCACCCCAAGCCGATATTTCTCCCCGGTCACATCGTCCACAAGCGCGCCTGCCTTCACAGCCGCCGCCAGTGCCGCAGAAAAGTCGCTCTCCGTCCCGCTGTAGCCGCCTTCCTTCGCCGTTTCGTATGCGCTTTTGCCGTCTGCTCCCTTGGGGCCTGCTGTGCCTGTGTCCCCTTTTGCTCCTTTGAGTGCCGCCAGTTGCTCCGGCGTGAAGTCCTCGTAGGTAAAGGCATCCCCCTTCGCCCCATCAAAATAATCTATATTCTTCCGCGGCGTGTATCCATCCTGCCCTCTTTCTCCCTTGAGTGCCGCAAGCTGTGCCTCTGTGAAATCATCATAGGTAAATGGATCTCCTTTTTCCCCTCTTGCTCCGTCAAAATAATCTACATTCTTCTGCGGCGTGTAGCCATCCTGCCCTCTTTCTCCCTTGAGTGCCGCCAGCTGCTCCTTTGTAAAGTCCGCATAGGTGAATGGATCTCCTTTTTCCCCTTTCGCCCCCTGCAAAGGCCCGTGGTTGTTCCAGCTCTGCGCCTTCCCGTCGTAGATGTAAATGTCGTAAGGCTGTGCCGCGCCCACGCCGTATGCGTCTCCGGCATCGGGGCTTGTTATCTTCTCCCGCAGCTCTGCTTCCGTTGCAAAGTTCCCCAGAATCGTCAAGCCTTTTCCGGTCTCGCCTTTTTCGCCGCGTTCGCCGGTGTCGCCTTTTTCGCCGCGTTCCCCTCGCGGCCCCGTCTCGCCTCTGTCGCCTTTTTCGCCTTTCAGCCCTGCCAGTTGTTCCTCTGTAAAGTCCGCATAGGTAAAAGGTGCACCTTTTTCGCCACGCTCGCCTGTGTCGCCTGTCTCTCCTTTTTCCCCGCGTTCTCCTGTATCGCCTTTCTCTCCGCGTTCCCCCTGCGGCCCCGTCTCGCCTCTGTCGCCTTTCTCGCCTTTCAGTTCTGCCAGCTGTTCTGCTGTAAAGTCCGCGTAGGTGAATGCATCCCCTTTTTCGCCGCGTTCGCCGGTATCACCCTTCTCGCCTTTTTCCCCGCGAACCCCCTGTGGGCCCTGCGGGCCTTTGGCGTTTCGGGCAATCTCTGCCGCCTCCTGCGCCTCCTGTATGGCTGCCGCTGTGTCTGTCTGCCGCTTTTCCTCTGCTTTTTCTCTTGCCGCTTCAGCTCGCTCAAATCGCCCTTCCAGTCTCCGTCGGTGTCAATCGCGCCTTCCACAAAAACAGGTGCTTTCGCCGTTGTCCAGTTCAGCACGCCGTCCGCGTCATTCCCTCGCACGGCAATGAAAACCGTCCCGTTCTCTCTGAAAATCCCCGCATCCACCTCAAGCAATAATGCAATGCTTTCCTCCTGCACCGTCTTGATTAAAAGCAGAGTGTCCTTCTTCCCGCTCTTGTATTCCACATCCAGCCGAAAGGTCAGCGGCGAAAGGTCAATTCTGTCCGCCTCGTATCGCTTCATCATGAAGGTGCGGCTCACTGTCCGCGTGTCCCCTGCAATAAAGGTCTGTTCCTCGTTCGGAAAAAGCATTTCCTTCCCGATAATCGAAATCACTTTCTTCTCCCTCCTTCCGAAAAATCCGCTATTGTAAGAAAAGCGGAAGCATTTCTGCCTCCGCCATCCGTCATCTTACAGAAACTGGCCTGTGCCGTCTTCCGCTTTCTTCTGCATTTCCTCCATCATTCTGTAGGTTGCCGCCTTCTGGTTTTCGCTGTTTTTCAGCACCTCTGCCACAAAGCGGGGCACTTCAACCTCTTTCCCGCGCTGAATCAGGTATTTGTATCCGTTCACGCTTACGAATACATCGTCATCACCGTTTCCGGTAATTGGCAGGCGGATGGTTTCCTTTTCCGCCTTTGCCGCCTCCATAGCCTCCTGCATCCGCTTTTCCATCTGCACCTGCTTCTGTCCGGCTGTCAGCTCCGCCTCTTTTTCTTCGGTCTTGCCTTCTTCTTTTCTTTCCGCCGCCAGCAGCTCCGCATCAATCCTTGCCGCCTCCGCCGCGTCTCTTTCGGCTTTCAGCCTTGCATTTTCCTCCAGCAGCTTCTGCATTTCCTCCTGTGTAGGCATTGTGCTTTCCGCTGTCTGTTCCGCCGTGGTTTCTTTTTTTGTAGCCATAGGGTTGTCCTCCTTTTCTTAGTTCGCCGCCGCCGCGCTGAAGCTGGAGCTGCTTTCGATTCTTACCATGAATTCATCAGAAAGAATTTCCGCCGTCTTGATTGCCTTCCAGCCTGCGGATGCTCTCTGGTTCAGAGGATCTGCCGTGCCGCCGCTGCCCAGCTGTTTCACAATCGTCTGCAAGCCGCCGCCTTCTACCTCTGTCACGCCGTAAGCATTTTTCCCGATTACCAGTGTAGAGAATACGGAAACGTCACCGCCTGCGGTATTCTTGTCCCAGATTTTTGCCTCGGTCGATTCCACAAAGCGCACATTGCCGATGCGCCCCAGCTCGCCTTCGTACATTGCCTCTGCATTGGTGTATTTGTTCCATTCCTCCCATTTTTCATCCTGCATCAGGTCATAAGCAACATAAGGATGCACAATAGCCACATAGCTCTTGTCAAAAGGCACTGTGTTTGCGCCCTTCAAAATTGCCGCCGCCTTCATAATCAGCTGCAGGCTCATCAGGCTGTTTGCCTTGATGCCTGCCCTTGTGGTTACGGGTGTTGCCCCCGCAGGCGCATACAGTACGTTTGTCCCGCCGTTGATAACCTCTCTCGTGATGGTGTCCAGTGTTCTGCCGCTCTGGTCGCCCAAAAGCACTACCGCCTCTGTCAGGTTGTTATCAATCGCCGTCAGCAGTAATACGTCGGAAAGCGAAATCCAGTCGCCGTACTGCTTCACCTTCGCCGTTACCGTTGTAACGCTCATCTTATTCGGGTCGGGTGTCACGCCCTCTGTCAGCGCAGTCAGTGCCTTCGGCAGTGTCTTGTAGCGTCTGAATTCAATCTCCTTACCGCCGTTTTTGGGGATAGGTCTTTTCTGTCCGAATTGGTCGTGAACCAGGTTCGGCTTTGCGTTGTCCAGAAGCACGCCGTCATAGAAAATTTTCATTTCCGCCGACAGCGTCTCTGTCGTCGTTGTCATCACGTCAAACAGACGCAGATTCATTCTCTGTTTTTTCATTTCTTCTGTCCTCCTTTTTTCAGAACCAATCAGGAGAATGCTGTCT